CCGTTCTGGAACCCCGTGTATGCCTGCCCGGCCAGTCCCCCAATCGTGGACAGAATGGTTGCCCGCGATTGAGCTTTGCCAGCCCACTTGGCCTGCGCGCCCTGATTGCGGTAATTGATCGCCTCGGCCTGATAGCCCCACGCCTTGCGCGTAGCGTCCAAGCCAATCGCATCCTCGTCGGCCTTGCCAAACATGGCCGTCTCCTTCATCAAGTCCAACGGCGTACCTACATCCATGTCCAGCCCGTTCGCCGCAATGGCCGCCTTCTGCTGGCCGATCAACGCCCGCGTGCGCCATGCGGACTGCTGCTGATCACGCGTCGCCAAGACCTGCGTATCGTGCGCCTGCTGCTCTGCCAAGCGCGCATTGTTCTCGGCGATTTGCGCGTTGGCATTGCCTGCGGCACGTTGCGCCTGCGCCTGCTGGTAGCCCCCGATGGCCGTCATCGCCATCGACGCAGCCATCAATATGGTGGTTGGCTCACACATCGCGCCTCCAGTAGAACGTGCGGAACGGCATCCCGTCCTCGCCTATAGGTTGTGTCTCGCTGCTCACCGTGAACCCCAGCCAGCGCAGCCAGCGGATGGCCGACGTGTTGCGGTCATCGACGAAATTGAGCAGGAAGTCATAGCGGGCCTGCCACCCGCGCACCACCGACACCGCCTCACGCAACAATGCGCGCTTCAGTGTCATTTCATCCAGCCGCCGCGAGCCGACCATCCACGGAATGCCACGCCCAAGCAGCAGCGATACCGGGGACACGCCGAACATTGCCACCGGCTCACCGTCCAGTAGTGCAACGGTTGCCCGCGAGAACTTCATTCCGGCGCGCATGGCCGACAGTGGTGTTTGTCGGCCTATCGCCCACAATTCCGCAATGTCCGCATCCCTTGCCATCGCTGCGATGGCCGATGCGTGCCAGTCCTCGGCAGGGACAATCTCAATCACCCCGGCCTGTTCCCCAGCATGAAGCGCGGAATCAGCGTCAAAACTTCCATCGGCAGCGGGTCATCGGAAATGACGTGGAATCGGCCCTTGTCATCGCCCCACTCGCCCGAAACACCAACCTCGACCATGCCGGTTTGCGCCTGCGTCGGGTCGGCGTAGCCTTCCGTCTCGCGTTGCGGCACCTCGTAGGTGTACTCATCCCGCAGATCGCCAGCGCACACCTTCACGCCCCGCGTGTTCTCGACCATGATGCCAACGCTGTTCAGCAGCTTCTTGCTGTCCATGACAGTCTCGCCGCCCGGTACGTTCAGCGGCAGGGTCTCGATATGCCCGCGATAGGGCAGCCCCACCGTGACCACGCCGCCCGGCGAGTCCAACGCGACCACGCCGGACGACACGACCATCTGCCGATGCACAGAACCATCCGACAGGATGGACACCGTGCGCCCGTTCAAGTGAGACAAGCCGCCGATGGAGTCCCGCTGGAATACCCAGCCTGTTTGCGCTGAACCGCGTAGCGACGCTGGCACCGTGCCGATGCTGTTGACCTTGACCACGGTCGCGGAAACGTACTGCACGATCCGAACGCGAACAGAGTCCGTTGCATTGGTGATCTTGAACCCATCCCCAACGTCGCTCGACCCGACGAACAGCGATGCGCTGGCCGTCAGCGTCAATTGTTCCGTTTCAGCCCACTGCGTCCCACCAGACAGGGTGACCGTGGTCGCAGTCGTGTTGCGCCCGTCATAGGTCAGCGCCGCATCCATGTAGCACCAATCCAGCGGATCGGCATCAAATGGGGCCATCTGCTCGATGTAGGTGCGCTTGACGCCTGAAATCGTGCGCGAAGTCAGCGCAAACACCTCGGTTTGCGTGACACCGGGCAGGCACACCATGTCAGTGATTTGATCGCCGTCGCCCGTGTCGTGACGATGCCAGCCGATCACTTCCTGCTCCGGCATGTAGGTGCAGCCGAGCGCCACGCCATCATCCCGGACAAACCACAGCACCTGCCACGGCGCTGGCATCCACTCGATACAGGACAGGTGATGCCCGTCTGTCAGGTGCGATGCCCAGATGGACAGGTCGCGCGGACGGTAGCCATCGGACTCAAACTGGTAGCCAATGTCGTAGACGTGCTGGCCCTGCTCCCGCACCAGAATGGCCGTGTCGCCCGTCACCTTCGCCTGCGTGCCATCCGACCCCAGATAGCTTTGCGCCCGGACGGAAATGGTCGATGGCGTGATAACCTCGTCTTGCCCGCCGCGCAGCATGAACTCGCCGCCCTTGGCGAAAATCAGCATCTTGTCCAACGGCACCATGTCCATCACGGCATTGACCTGCCGCGAATTGATCTGGAACGTCACCGCATCGGAATCGACAATCGGCGTTGCGTGGCCGAAGTTGGAGTAGTCGCCCGTCTGCGATGCCCACACCGTTTGCGGATCGCTTCGAGACCCGGCGAACCAAAGACGATCCGAGAAAAACTCGATCTCACGCGGGAACCCGTAGGCATCGCACCATGCTCCAATGGCGAACTTGGTCGATCCCGTCAATGCTCCGGTCGCAAACTCCTGGACGAAGATGTTGTTCGTCCCGCTGGCAGGCGCGATATTGAATGTGATCGTGTCAGCCGTGGCATCAATGATCCAGCCCTGCCCCGGCGTGGGTGGTGGCGTCGGGCTTCCTCCTCCGCCTCCACCACCACCCGGCGGATCATCACCAGGCGGCGGAATCATGGCTGCACTCCAACGCCACCGATCTTCACGGTGTAATCACTCGTGGAACTGGACACCGCGCCAGTAATGGAAAACACCTTGGTCGAGCCGTTGCCAGAAAACGTCCAATCCCTCGCCGCAGTCGGCGTGCCCACCACGGAATCCGGGCACCGCTTCAACACCAAGCCGGTCATCGTCTTGGCATCGGTGAACGCGGTCAGGCGGACGATCCCGTAGCCCGCATGGATGTACTCCCACTCGACACCGACGGTGTAGTTGTTCACGCCATCGGATCGCGTGTCCTTCCCGCCATCCCACGCGCGCCCAACCTCATGCACAGGTCGAACGCTGCCGGTGACGTAGAACGTGCCGCCACTGGAAACAGCGGATGCCCGATAGACCTTGCCATCCGAGCGCCGTAGCGATCCGACTGAAACATTCTTCTGCGCAGGCTCCCATGGCGCGATATCGCGCAGCTCCTGCTCTTCCAGATACAGCAGCGCGCCGACATGTTCGGCGAGGAATGTATCGCTATTGGCAGCCACAGTGACGGTGCCAGTCGCAGCGCTCACGGCCACACGGAAGCCGTCGTTCGCATTCATCGCCCGGAATGGGCCTTCCCGATTCTCGAACTCGCGAAGCTCGAAACTGTCAGCCGCAAGCCGCCGCAATTCCATCGGGGGATACAGCCGATGCACAATGTAGAGCACATCCGCCGACTGCGTGATGCGCAAGTCCGCAAGGTCGCTGTTCTGCCATGGCGTGCTTATTTCGTAGATCGTGCCAACACTCGGCGTGTCCACGGTCATCTGCGCGAGGCTGTCATCGCTCGCCACAAACCAGAACCGCATGTACTGGTGCCCAAGCTCCAGCAGGTAGCGCACCGAAGTCGAGTACAGGAACGGCAACAGGCGATACTTCGCCACCGTCTCGCCTTCCGGCAATGTGACCGACTTCACCTCGCCACGGAACCGGAAGCCTGTTCGCTTGCGTGCTCCACCGGACGGAAGCGTGATGACGTTGCGCGCCGTTTTCAGGCCCACGGCATAGCGGGCCAGGTCAACCCGGCCTTGCAGGCCCGGCGCGATCTCGCCTGCGGACAGGCTGGGCTGGAGCAGCTTCATGCGCCCCTCGCCGCCATCGTCGGGGTGACCATTCCAAGCATCACCTCGGCGGATTCATTCATGTTGTGCGCAAGCGCGTGATCCCGCGCTACGGCGTACTTTTGTTCCAGCATTTGCAGCATTCGGATACCAACGTCCCCGGCAATCACGGGCGCAAGCTCGACTGCCAGTCGGCAAATCAGCGCATCCACGAATAGCGGTGGATACCGCCCGATTTCATTGACACGCGCAGAGTAAACCAGCCACGCGCCTTCCAGGTCGGTCAGGATCGCCGCTGCATTGTTATCGCCGTAAACGACTTCGTACTCTGCGCCAATGGGCGTTTCACCGAGGCTTGACGCACTCGTGTCCCGATAGCGCCGCGCGCCGGTGCCGTCCGTCAAAGCGATGGCCGTCATGCAGTCCGACGGGTAGGCGTACCGATACACCCAACCATTGTCGCCATCGCCAAGCAATGACAGCGCGACCTGCTTGATCGTGAACGGCCACACCGCATCGGAGAACACGTAATCGACCACGCGCTGGAACACCGCATTGCAGGCGCGAGCGTGCTTCGTCGCATCCGACAATGCCGAGATGCGCACGTCCTGCCCAAGTCGGCCAAGCGCACCGTTGCAAATATCGACCGCTGAAGTCGCCATGCGTCACCCAGAAAAAGACCCCCCCGCACTAAGCGGGGGGGGTGTGGTCACTTCTGCTTTTCGGCCTTTTGGCTTCTCGGCCTTTTGCACTTCTTCGACATCGCCATCCGCCAGCGGCGCGTTCGCCATGTACGCCTCGCCAGGCAGCACGATCCCGCGCCCCTGCACGTAGTGACGAACGCCACCACTGGGAATGCGATAGGTCTTCATCCTATCAAGCGCCGCTGGCGATGGTCACGGCATCAGCGTAGGCCTGCCACTTCTGCACGTCCTTGGTCAGGAACGCATCGAACTTGCCCGCAGTCAGTGGGCCGCTCGCAACCGTGTAACGCACGCCCAGATACCGCTCGTAGCTGCCAGATGGCAGGCGAACCGCTGCCAGCACGG